CCAACCTTATGAAACCCTCCAACTATAGGATACGTCCTCATTGTCTCATGGAATATAGGGGTTTCAACATCAAGTGGGACTGTCTCAACTATATAGTTTGGAGACACTGCCTGCTCTAGTGTAGCAGAACAGCTAAAAAAAGACGTGCCATTACAAGTATGAAAATTCATAATAGTAGGTAAAAATAACTCCGATCTATATTCTGAAACACCATAATCTTGGTTAAAATTTGGATTATCAATCCAAGTAGACCTACCAACAATACCACCACTTAAATTAAGTTGTGTATTAACATATCTAAAGGCATATCTGTTTTTATTTATTGTACCACCCAAACCACCAATAGTCACGTTAGCACACTCTTGCCAAAAGAACTCCTCAAAAGATTGGTAATTTCTAGAGGCTATTGGTAGCACAGTAATAGTGCTTGAATCGATACTTTGACTGCATCCAACACCTTGATTAACAGTTATTGTTATTTTTGCTCCAGCATATATTTCACCAATAAATCCGAATGATATTACTCCATTATAAACTGCTGTTAAATTTGGAGATATATTTCCTGGAAGTGTTGGCATTGCTGCTGGGGTAACATAGGTATTAACGTCGGCAGTCTGAATCCCTGCTCCTGATCTTGGTGATAAGATATTTGTAACTCCTGATCCATTACCTGCTGAAACACTAGCAAAATATCCACGAACATTAAAAACATATTCATCTCCTATAACATAATTACCAGTACCAAAATTTAAAAAAATAGTTCCATCGCTTGGTACATATGTATTAATGTTAATGGGTGTACTTAATATAGGATATGTATCCCATATGTTTTGATTATCTATATCTGTGTTTACCATGTAATGCGTAGCAGAAGGGCTATTAGGTATAAGTGGATCATTAGTTATTCTTATTTTTAATCTTACATCATTTTTAGTTTTAACTCCACTACTGCTTTTTGTTAGTAAAACACTTGGAGCACCATTTTCTGCTGCTGTATATAATTGACTTCCATATCTATAGTAAGCCATGTCGCAATGAACAAAACCTGTTAAATATGAAGGAAAACAATACGGTATTTGCACTGGAACAACTGTACCTCCAGTACCTAAATTAAGAGTTTTAAATAAAGGACTATTAATAGTAATTAATGCTGGGGCTGCCAAAAAAGATGCTGCACTTATAGCGTCTGGCTTTATTTTTAAATATAGACCAGCAGGTGACGGAGTATTAATATCATTAACTGCCTTAAGTTCAACCTCAAGAACTTTAAACTTCCTATTTGTATGAGTTGGTTGTGCATTAGCCGTTTTAAATATAATATAATCACCAACAGAAACTTTATCTCTGTCAGACTCTGATATCTGTATGTACCTGTACTCACCTTTTACTTGAAAAGATATAGGGAAAAAGTTGTAGTAATCCTTTTTTGACTGCTTTATGTATAGCCTATAATTTGTAGCCCAACTTGGAGGTAAGTTTTTTATTGTTGTTATTAATGAGTTTGGCGTACTTGATTTTATTGGTGGTATATAAACTGAATTCGTGCCATCATTTAAAGTGTTTCCAGTGCTAGGAGTTAACACAGTCGTAAGTCTTCCGTATTCATCACTATAAACAATACCAACCTCGTAGTCACGGTCACTTCTAAAGGTTCTTTTAGGCAAACCCACGCTTGCTACAAAACCACTTAGATTAGTGTAATCAACAGTGTAGTTTATATCACTCACGTCCCTAAATTGAGTGTAGTTGCCATACACTAATCTATTTCCAGCAATATCCTGTGCTAGTGCCTTCAGTGGCACATTGTCAAACAACCTAGTTACCTGATCAGAAGTTAGTGTGGCATATATTTTATTATTTCTAAAAACAAATTCACTAGTTCTATCGTCTTGGATATTCAAGTCACTCTTGTTTAGAGTCTCAATTATCACTACGTTTAATGATCTTGTGTCTCTTGCTAAAATCTGTATTTCTTTTACAAACTGATTACCAGTTTCAAATTGAATACTAACAACATTATTTTCATTTAACATTCCAATATTGTCACCAGTAGTTGGGTCAAAAGAAAGACCTTTAGAATTAAAGGCTACGGAAGAAAATGGTGACATTGAGCTAAACTCATTGTCAATATATTTGTACCTATAACTAAAATAAAGAAATTTTTCTTCTAAGTTATTTGATTCAATACTATCAGTATCATCAGATAAAAGTATTGATGGACTATTTAGTGGCGGTCTTAATACCACATCAATGTCAATATTTATTCTTGAATCGTTAATCGAGTATCCCCTAACCCTAGAGATATTTATTCTTCTTGGTGGGTTTAGATTATCCGTCCAAAATAAATAACTGCCGCTGTCTGAGTATAAATAATTAACACCTGTTATTAGTGCTGCTGAGTCAAAATTCAACTGACCAGTAGTGCTACCTAAAATCAAAGATGATATTTGAGTATTTTGATTAAACTCAAATATACCATCAAAATTGTCAGCACTTATAAACCAATAAATGAGGCCAAGTGGTTCGTATGCTACAGCACCAATTGTCTTTGGATTGGTTATGTTTATATTCATAGACATAAGAAGCTGGCTTGGAGAAAATAAAAATGTATTCCCCCTTGCATTCTGTACGGCACCCATATTTGAGCCACCAGTTGATTCTATTGTAATATTACTTGCAGACCTATATTGACCATCAGGCAATAACCTTTCGTCAACATCCTGGTTCATTTTACCAGCAACAAATGTATTTTTAGTTTCCGCCATAATTATTTAATCCACTTATCTTGACCAGCTAAACTCATCAACAATCTTGAGGGGTGCATATTACTTAATCGAATTTTTGTATTCCTTAACGTTGCAATTTTTTCTTTCTTAGCTCTCGCTACTATGTATTCCTGTACGCCATATTTGTTATTTAATACAGCCCACTTTAAGTAGTTATACACGTACTCCTCTGCTAATTTATTTATAGTAATTTTTGTTGAGTCACCATTTTCCATGCCATCTGAAATATACTCAAGAACAATAAATGCATTCTCAACTCCAGATGAAAAATCAATAACCCCAGACTCCTTATTGATTGTGAACTTAGGGTTCATGTTTGCGTCTTCAGTGTTCATGCCATACCTTGATCCAATGCTATAATTAAAGTACCATTGACCATCACAGCAGTATCCCATCTGATTATTGTATATTCCTCCACCAGTGTACAACATGTTGTCTCCTCTAAGGATGTCAAGCTTTGATGTTCCCGTTACAATCTCTCCGTTAGAGTCAAATACAATGTCTAAGTTATTGTCCTGTAGGTAAGCCGTAGCTGACATGACGGTTCTGTTCTCAACCAATGGAATAAGAACACCGTTGATTAACATTGACATTCTAACATAGCTAACATAGTCTGGAGGCATGATCATCTTTAGCTCAGTTCCAAGCTGTAATTCTAGTACCTTTATGTTTCTTAGTGCGTCATAGTTTAGCTCCTGTATAGATCTTTTTGCATGAAAAAGAATGGTGTATCTATCAACATTGTTTACAAGTTTATCATTGCCCACATACATTAGCATGAAGTTATTAACAATGTCAGACAGGCTAACATACTGATACGACCCCCAATTTTCATCTTCAGGGATAGCTCCGTTATTTTTGTAGTACTGGTAATTATTTATATATGGCATCTACTATTGTTTTTGTTGTGAGTCTTGTATCTCTTCTGACTTAGCTGCTGAAACAACTTCTGTTTCTCTAATTGAAATTCCAGCATACTGTAATATTTTTACCACTAAATTTGCAAAATCACTTAAGGGTAGCTCAAAGTCTTGATAGTTAAATGCACTTGCATTAAATACTGGTTGTCCAGCAGAAATATTTGTGTATGACCATACAGGATCTTTTGGGTATCTTATGTATTGAGCCGTTATATTGTTTACTATTGTTGTCGGATATACAATTAGACCTGTTTCTTGTAGTGTGTACACTGGATAGGAAACATCAGGGGCTGTTAGGTTTGAGTTTAATAGTGCAGATATCTTTCTTTGGCTTACTTTTTCTGCCTCAATATTATTGTACATAACTCTCTCTAGGTAGTAGTAATCTACTGGAGGTAAAAAATATGGTTGAGAATAAGTTAGTGTTGTAAGAACAGAAAACTCATCAATAACCTCGCCTATGTTTTTTGGAACATCTGTATATCCCTCTCCAAACATCCTAGCGTTCTGCTTGTTAATCGAATTGGAGTAAGAGTATATATACTGCTCAAATATTTCAAGCTGTGCCTGCTTTGCAAATAAGTTAAACTCGTCTGGAGTAATGTAACCCCGATTGTCTTTACTTATTATTGACAGAACAGTATTTCTAACATCATTTATCATTGCAAGTCTTTTTACAAAGATAAACAAAAAAAGGCACTCTAATTAAAAAGTGCCTCTTAGGTTTTAGATTGATTGCTATTAAGCTACCGTAATTGATGATACAGCAATAGGCAATGTCGGAACTACATAAACAGTCTCTGTCCAAGATGTTTGTAATGCAGTAGCAATTGCATTTTGAATAGCATCACGCATATTAGATGCAACCTGAGCTGTACCTGTTACTATTGCAACAGACTTGCCGCCTTGATACACAATTGTAGTTGATGTTGATGTAGCACTTGGAGAAGCGACTGTTCCAGCAATAACTACTACTACATTTGTAGCAGACACTAATTGATTTGCCCCAGCTGTGTTAGGGACACTGATAAATTTTTCCATTGTTTAAAAAGTTTAATGGGTTAGTAAAGTACAAATATACTAATTTTCTGACAACTTATCTTCAAGGTGTTTGTACAACTCTAAACCTTCATCTGACTGAAAGTATGAAGACAGTACGTAAAGTGGATCCTCTCCAAATGGAACGGTAAGCAACTTCTTTTTATTGTCCTTGAAATTAAAGTATATCTCTTTTTTATTGTTCTTGTAAATCAAATAACCATCAGATAGTGCTCTTGCAGCTATATTGTTGATTCTTAGTGATGGGTCATTAACAGCCTCCATAAATTCTTGTGGGTTACGCTTTGCAAATAACATTACGTCTCTCTTTAATTCAGTAGTCTTCATTGACTCAACATTCGATCCCATTAACAAACGAGCAACAGACTCTAGTACTGATATATCTAAGTCTCTAGCTGCTATCTGTGCGTCAAGTTGATCGTATAGCATAGTAACGTCTTCCTGTGCGTCTTTTTCATTGTCAAACTCATAGAATTCAGTTCCATTTCCTGGATGATAATATAAGAACTCCTGTAAGACAGGATTTGTCTTTGGTACAGTTAAAACACCGTCCTCAAATACAACTGGCTCTAATATAACGTTTTGATCTTGATCATCCTGAAAAGGTGTCTTTGAATTTCTTGCGTATCTAAGCGGATAGTTTATGTTTGTTTCTTCATCAAAATAAAGGAGCCTCTTTCTTGGGCTGTCTTTTGATGCTATGTAATAACTTAAGGGAGCTGTATCACCCTTTAATAAATAGATTCTGTCCTTAGACTCTAATTTTACTCTTTTAATTGTTTCCATTTTATATAATTTAATTTATTTTAAAAAAATAGAGAGGGACACTGATGTCCCTCTCTTTATTTAATCCTATTACTTGAATAAGAAGAAGTTGTTTGCACCTAGTGTACACAAAGCTCTTTCAGACAAGAAGTGAACCTCCATTGCATCTAAAGAACTTGTTGAAGCACCACCTGCTGAACCTGTCATCCAAGTCTTGTAACGTCTGTCTTCAGTTTCAGATGCACGGTAACGCACGTGTAAGAACGGTCGTCTTGCATTTTTACCTAGAACTTGATCGTATACATTCATTGTACCAGCTGGAACTAAAACACCATTGATATTACCAGCAACAAGACCACCACGAAGTGTAGCATCGTTTAAGTATTTCCAATCAGTCTTGTAAAACTCATATCCTCTCTTGAATCCAGAGAAACCTAAGTTTAACGCCATCTCCTCAGAATTATCAAACAAACCGTAAGAAGTTCCACCAGCTCCGTAAGAATTTTGAGCAGCTAACATATCATCGATGTCGAATGAGAATTGACGATTTAAGAACAATGCGTTTTCAGCAATAGCTCCTTGCTTGTCAAGACGTTGTACAATTGAATCAAAATCAGACAATGCAGATGGATTACCTCCAGACCATACATTACCACGAGCTTCAATAGCACTGAACATACCTTGAGTACCAGCAGCTACAGCTAAAGTAGATCCACCTGGGTAAGCAGCACCATTAAGTGCAGTAGCAGCTCCAGACCCTGATTCAGCAGGAACTCCTTCAACCATTGCCATCTCTAAATAATCTTCAAAACGTAGACGAGTCTCGTGCTCTGACTTGATGTACCATAAGTACCCAGTTGCTCCGTTTTCCGTAGTTACCTCAACCCATCCAACTTGTGCCATATCAGAACCAGAAACTTCATACTTATCTTTAATGATAATTGGCTTATTGTCAAAGTACAAGTCTTGTGATTCGTTGCTTCCTGCCATTCCACTATCACCTTTTCTAAATTCTGAACCATATACAAAAGCAATGACATCAGTGGTAGGGTTAGCAAATCCAGGACTTGTTGCTGAGTAATAAGCAACAGTAAACTGATCTGTACCATTTGTTGCAGTAATAATACCTTTTTCTAACTTATTATTAGAAGCTGAAGATAATATAACTGTTTGACCAAGACGGAATACATGTGTACCAGTACCAATGTCAAATGTTTGCAATCCTGTTGCAACAGCTCCTGTTACAGATACACCAGTATATTTTGTATGTAAACGACCTTGTTCTGCCCACTTGATCATGTCAGAGTTAGAAGGAAGTTCTGCACCAACCATACGTAAGAATGATGCAATTGATCTATTACCGTAACGCTCAAATTCTTGCTCATATGTATCAGGTAGATACTGACTCAAGAAGTTAAAGTTTGTAATATAATTTGTTGGCAATGTTGCCTTTACTGAGCTAGGAGTAATCGCTACCCCTGGACTCGCTGCTATTGATCCAGCCATAATTTCTAAGTTTTGTTTTTTCTAATTACTAATCTATTTCCACGCTCCGCATCTACCGATCTTACCTGAAACCCTTGAGGTGGTGTTATAGACGTTGCATTACGAGTCATATCTATATTTTTAGACTCTCTTGCAACACCTTCTACCGCTTCAGATTTACCTTTTTCATAAAAGAATTTGGCAAACTTCTCTGGGTTAGAGGCAACAGCTATAGAACGATGGAACATCTCAGCGTCTTGCAGGTAGCCATCATCATTTAAAAACTTGTTTATAAAGTTCTTTAATGTAGACTGCTCCTTCAATAGTTCTTGTGATTCAGCTGGCTTATAAACTAACTTCTTGTCTTCGTCTATACTAAACTTGAAACCTTCAAATTTGTCAGAAAATAATTCATTTGTTTTATCAGCAAAATACTTAGATCTACGCTCCTGATCCTGCTCGCTTGCAGTTGTGGTTTCTCTATATTCCTTGTAAGCTCTATAAGCATCTTTTTCTTCTTGTGGAACAAAAGAATCACCTGACTCAAGTGGAACTTTGTACTGTTCTTTTAAGTTGTTAAAATACTCTTTAGCTTTGGCAAGCTCTTTTTTCTTTGCTACTTGTTTTCTTTTTACGTCTTTTTCATCATCAAAATCCTCATCAAAAGAGAACTTGTTTTGAATCTCCCAACGAACATCATCAGAGTCTAGCTCCTTGTTTTGTTCTTTATAAAAATCAAAAAGCAAAGTGTCTTGGTCCATTGAATCATAATCTTTACTAAGATTCATAAAATCATTTATCCCTCGACCTGTTTCTTTTTTATACTTCAAGAATGCTGAAACATCTTCAGGTAGTTCTTCATTTACCTGTCTCTGTTCCCATATATCATCAAGAGATGATATCTCCTTGTTGTATCTTTTTCCTAAATAAGATATGATTTTATTTTCATCAATATCTACCTCAGGAACTTCTGCAATATTCACTTGCTCTTGTGGTTCACTTGTAGGGTTTAATTTCTCTTCGTGTTCCTTGAGCAATTTTTCTTCAATCTCAACTGCTGACTTTTCTTCAAACTCAACAGCTCTTACTTTAAATTCACCTTCCATTTTATTTAATTTAATATTTTACAAAGTTACAATTTTTTTTTCTTCTTTGTTTTTAAGGTTATTGGGATAGTTGCACCAACGTTTACCCCATAATTAAAAGAACCCGTATTGTCAGTATCTATGTTTCCTCCAATCGTAAGCGTACTTTTTTTAATTGGTATATTAATTGACGCATCATAATGCGATCCCATACCACCTCTATAAAAAGCCTTGCTCGCATTTACATTAAACATGCTATTTCCACCCCCTAATCCGACACTACCAAAATCCTCATTACTCCCACTATATGAACCCATTAAAGATGGGGTCACTTTAATAGGATCTTTTGTTGTTTTTGTTGTTGTTCTTTTGTTCATTATTATCTAGGATTAAAAGATTCTAAATCAAATCCATCTAACGAATCTTCAGTGCTTTCAAAGTTCATTGGCGGCAAGTTATTTTTTCTTTGGTTAATCAAGTCAGACTGTCTAGTAGCTTGAAGGTCAACTCTCTTGTCCTTAGCCTTCTCTTTGTCTTTATCTCTTTTCAACATTCCGTCTACCTCAACACCTTTTAATTGCATGTTGTACTCAAATTCTAACTCCATCAAGGATCTCTTTGCTTCAACTTCAGCCTGCATTGTCATTATAGCGTAATTTGCTTCAGCTTCTTTTATCTGCATTTTAGCCTGAGCCTCAAGCTGGAATAACTGTGCCTTCTGCTCTGCTGCCGCTTGTTGTGACTGCATGTTTATCTGGCCTTGCATCTGCATCTCTTGTTGCTTTTGATTTTGCTGCTGCTCCATTCTTTTTCTACGCTTTACCTTAAGCATCTCATTTGCTAGCTTCATGTTATTGATCATTCTAATGTCAATAGCATCTTCTAAGTCAATTGTTTGCTGCTGTAGTGCAA